CGTCCGTCGTCGTGATCGACGTGACGTCTTGCAAGGGAAGCGAACCCGCGGGCAAGACGATCACGGGACCGCGGACGACGTCGACGTACACGTCGCGCGTTTGCGTCAACAGGGACAGTCCCGTGTCCGCTTCGACCTTCGCGCGCGCCGCTTTTATGAACCCCGCCATCAGGTCGTCTCGCGCGTCGGGCGATCCCCACGACAACCCCGCGCGCAATTTCCCGTCTTCGACCGTCAACGGTTCTTCCGTCGGCGGAACGGTGACCACGGAAATCACGTGCGGGGGCGCGGTCAGGTACGCGTCCGAATACGGCCATGCGTTGTTCGGCCAGGTGATCCCCACGGTCAACGACCCCGCTTTTTCCCCCGATAGGTTCCCGACGTGAATTCCCCTGGCGGTAGCGTCGACTGGACGACGTCCGCCACCAGGGGCGGAACCGCGCCGACTAGCGGCGTCGTCTGGATTCCCCCGACTAGCGGCGCGGGTTCGACCCCGTCGCGCGCGGGAACCAGAGCGATCGTGATCGCGCCGACGATCGGCGCGACGCACGTGGTATGCGGTGCGTCGCACACGGGACACGGTCCCGGATCGCGCCGCACGTGACGACATCCCATCGCGGATTTACCTCTCCGAAGACTTCCGGGTCGGATCGTCGTCGGCGGTCACCGCTTGCGCGTTCGACCATCCCGGTTCGTCCGGTCCTGGCGGATGCGTGGGCGGCGGGGGCGGAACGTCTTTCGGCGCGGGCGCGTCTTTCGCGTCCGCGTGTTCGTGCGTATGGTTCTTCGCCATGATCGGGTTCAGTTCAGACCCGTTGCGGTCCCGAACGCCGCGGGACGGTAGACGCACAGCGCCAACCGTTCTTCGGCGCGAATCGCCACCAGGTTTTTCACGAAGAAATCCTGGTGACTGTTCGACGCTTCGACGCGCATTCCACCGCGCGCGAAGACTTGCGACTGCGTACGGAACGCGCCCGTCAATCCGGTATTGGCGACGATCGACGGAGTGACCGCGACGGGCAGACCCCACAGGGTCGGAACGACGGTCGCCGCGAACGGTCCGCCACCGATGTACCGACCCGTGGTGTCTTTCGCCAGGGCGGTTGTCTGCCAGTTGGCGGGGTTCATCACGTGTCCGTCAGGCATGACGAAGGACGCGTTGAAGACTTTCATCATGGCTTGATACATGACGTCCGCGTTCGTCGCGGGGTCGACGCGCGCGACGGGCGCGGTCAGTCCCGCGCGGTTCAGGATGCCGCGCAAGTTGGGCGCGGTCCCGTTCCCGTTCAACAGTTGGTCTTCGATCGTCAGGTCGACGCCGAGTCGCAACCGCGCGTCAATGTAGGAAGAAATCTGCGGGACGTCTTCCAACATTTCTTCGGTCACGGGCAACCAGTGCGCGATCTTCGACACGAGGTCGGTCACTTGCGCGAAGACCAACGCGGATTCCGGTTTCGCCGCACCTTCCGCGACCGCGGCCGCGGCGTTCGTGAACGTGGTTTCCTGCATGTACACGATCGCGTTGGACGTCGTCGTTCCCGGCGAAATCAGATCGCGCACCGTCAGCGGTTTGAACAGGAGCGGGACGACGCCAGGGCGATAGTCGGGGACGACCAACGCGCCACCCGATCCCGCGCCTTCCGTCAACGTGGTTGAAAACATCCCGACCGCGGGGTCGAACAGTTCGACCGCGGGGGACGCCCAATTGCGCGTTCCGTGGTGTTTCTTCTCCGCGAAGAACCGACCCGCGTCGGATTCGGACCACTGTTGCCCGAGCGACTTGCGGACGACGCGTCGCGTTTCGTCCGCGTCGCGCTTCGTCATGCCCGCGGTCAGTCGGTCGATTTCCGCCGACAACGCCGCGTCACCCTTCGCGGAATTGATCCGCGCCTTGATCGCGTTCGCGTCGTTGATGATCGTCTGGATCGCTTCGCGTTCCGCGTCGGTCATCAGACGTCCGGTCACGGTGACCTTTCCGTCCGCGTCCTTCGTTTCGTGCGCCTGACATTCTTTCGCGGTCTTCGCGAGTAGCGCGGCCGCGTCGTCGCGCCGCTTCGTCAGGTCGCGTTCCAACTGGTCAATGTTCATGGCCGGTTGTTCCTTCGTGGTTCACAGCAATTGCAGATCGAACGCGAATCGTTCGATCGCGGGGTCGACGGCGCGATCCTGGTCGGACCCGCCATTCCTGGCGGTCTGCGACGTGTCGCGGGACGTCGGAGTCGTGGTTAGGGTGGGGACGGTCGCGTCCGTGAAACGCGCGATCGTTTCGTCCAGGGTGGCGACGCGATCGATCATCCCGATGTCTTTCGCTTCGTGCGCGGGGTACACGTGCGCTTTCCAGTCGTTGCGGACGATCGCGTTCGTCACGCCCGCGCCGCGGCCGCGAACGACGTTGGCGACGAACTGGCCGTACGCGTCGTCCACCGCTTTCTGTAGACGGGCGCGCGCGGAGTCCGACAGCGGTTCCGCTTCGTGTCCGTCGACCTTCCCTTCCCCCGCGGAAATGAACGTCCGTTTGATGCCGCGTTGTTCCAGGGCGGCCGACAGGTCGTCGTGAATCGTGAAGGTCCCGATCCCGCCGATCCGCGCGGACGGAGCGGCGACCACTTCGGTCGCGGCCGCGGCGATCTGGTACGCCGCGGACGCCGCGGTGTACTGCGCTTGCGCGATGATCGGTTTCTTCGCGCGCACTTTCATGACTTCCGCCGCGAATTCCGCATTTCCGGCGACACTGCCACCAGGGGAATCAATGTCCAGAACGATCGTGCCGATCGCGGGATCGGCCACCGCGTCGCGCAGTTGTGTCGTCAATTCCTGGTACGTCGTCCCGCCGGAAATGTCGGAAAACAGATTCATGCGCGGGGCCAGGACGCCGTAAATCGGGATGACCGCGACGTTCCCGCCGCGGCGCGGTTGGGGAAGGTCCTTCCGATTCGCAATCGCCGCGGCGATTTCCGCGCGGTCGATCGGGTCGCCCGCGACGCGTCGCGCCAGAATCCCCGCGACAATTTGCAGCATGGACCGCGTCAGGTTCCACGGGTGTTCGACCGCGTACGAGACGACGTGTTCGATCCCTTTCATGGTGCGACCCCCGAGTCCAACGCGACGAACGTGTCCGCGTTCGCCGCAATCGCCATGCGCGCGGCGACGTCGCCCCCGACGATCGGGGTCAGGTCGCGCGCCAGTTCGCGATTCCACCGATCGATCGATCCGTAAAACACCGTCGACCGTGCGTCCGCGGCGACCTTCGCCAGTGCGGTCCGCTGCCGCGCGCGGGTCTGGACGATCACGTCCTGGACGCGCGCGTCCACGGGTTCAGTCGCGTCCGCGTCATCTGTTTGCGTCGCGGTGTCGCCAGGAACCGGGGGCGCGACCGCGTTGGACGGCCCGCCCTGTTGGGGCGCTAGTTGGTCCGCGGTCGGATCGTTTTTGATGGACGGAAGGTTCAGACGGCCGCGACCTTCGTTCGGGGTCATGACCGGACGGCCGACCAGGGTTTGAATCGCGGACGCCTGTTCTTCGAACGACCCCGCGAGCTTCGCCGCGATGTTGAATTCCAGGTAGACGCGATCCTGGTCGTCGCATTCGATCAACAACTGGCGTTCGATTTCCTGGACGATCATTTCCAGAGTCGGCCCGAGTGAGTCCTGGTACAACTGTTTGTGTTGCTCGCGGATGTTCGAAAACGTCGCGTGGTCCAGGATGCCGATCGACGGTTGCGGGACGTTGAATTCCGCCGCGGTGACTTCGCGCCGCAACTTCCCGCCCTGGATGTACTCGGAATCTTTCGGGGAAAACGCGGCGGGTTTGAACGTCATCCCGTCTTCCAGGACCGCGACCAGTCCCGACCCCGCCGCCCCGCTGAACCGTTGTTGCCATTGCTCGCGGAACGATCGTTTTTGCGGGTCGGTCCACTTCGGGGCGTCGCGCGGGCGTTCGATAATCCCTTCGTGGCGCGACGCGTTCCGCCAGTACGATTCGCGGTGGGACGTCGCGGCCGATTCTTCGTGGATGACCGCCGCCAGGGTTTCGAGGTGCGACAACCCCATCCGCGGATTACACGGGTTGTACCCGTTGAAGTACACGACTTCGGACAACGGGAATTCGCGGCGTTCCCCGTCGTCGCCCGTCCAGACAAACCCCGTCGGCAACAGTCCGCCGGACACGAACATTTGATCGGGTGGCAACCGGACCAGTCCGATCGCGCGGTCCCCGTCGTCGTTCGTGTACCGGACTTTCAACCAGTACGCGTTTTTGTAGACGCCAAGATCGCCCATCAACGATTCGAGCAACCGAAACGTCGTGGTCGCGGGATTCGGTTTCGCCAACCACCGCGCCAGTTGATGATCGGGTAAGCGGACGCGGTCCGTGTTCGACACGCGACGGAAGACATGGAGTCCCAATTGCGCGACGTTCCCCGCCAGGAAATCGATCGGGATGCGGATGTTCGGTTGCGCTTCGTAGAGTTCCCCGTAGGACCGCGCGTCGTAATCCCACCCGTACGGACCTGGCGCGGTCGTGGCGGACGCGGGGGTCAGGGTTTGGAATTGCCCGAACGATTGCACGATCACGCGGTCCCCCGCACGGTCGTCACGACCTGGAAGTACGCGACCTGTCGGACGTGGATCACGACGTCCCCATCGATCGGGGTCGGTTTCTGACCGGCGGTCAGCCCCGACGCGTCGCGAAGGGTGATCCACCCGCCGCGATACGCCCACAGAACCCCCGTGATCGCTTCGTCGTTCGTGTGCGTCAGGTTGACCACCACGCGTCGCAATCGACAGGGCGGTCGCCAGAAACACAACCAGTCCAGTACGCGCGTCACCGTTGTTCACGTCGCACTGTGCGCGGACGTCGCGCGCGGAGTCGAATTTGCGTACCGCAACTGGTCGGGCGTATCGTGATCCCACCGTGTCCGATCCCCGTCCGCGCGGGCGACCGCCGTTACAACGCGGCGAACCGTCGGTATCGGTTCATGTCCGGTTGCCCGCGTCGCAGTTCGACGCGATGGACCGCGACGCGCGCGCGGCGCGTCTTCCAGGAATTCCCGAATTGATCCGGCGACGACTCGCGGCCGCGGCGGGGGACGACGACGACAACGACGACGAATGAAAGGGAAACGCAATGCCCACGTACACTCCTGGCGGAAACGATTACGTCGCGGGCGAATCGAACGCCCGCGGGGTCCCCGCGGTCTGGTTGACGTCGATCAACCCGACGACACACGGACGTGACGCGGTCCAATTCACGTTGACCGTGGACGGGTCAGGATTCGCGGCGGGATCGGTCGTCAATTTCGACGGGAACGACAAAACGACGACCGTGGTATCGCCAACCCAGGTGACCGCCCCCGTCACGTTGACGGGCGGGCAACAACCGCGGACCGCGCCCGTCGTCGTTCGGTCCGGGAACGGGTATTCGTCGCCCGCGCCGTTCGTCGTCACGTAATGCCGAACGCATGACCGACGACCTGGTCTTGCCAAACGTTCTGTGCGATCACCACCCCGAGCAACCGCCCGCGCCAGGGTACGCGGTGTGCGTTCACGTCCTGGACGGACGCCCCGTCGCGTACTACACGCCCGCGTCGCCGCGACATCTCGGGCAACTATTGTGCGCGCGGTGTAGCAACGGGGAAGCGGACGTCGACGCGTTGCGGTTGATCTGTCGACGGTGCGTCGACGCGATCACGCGACGAACAGATCGGGATCGTCCGCGACGGTAACGGCCGCGAGACGGATCACCAGGTTCCACGCTATCGCCATGGCGACGACGGGGTCGATTCGTCCCCGACTCCGTCGTTTCACGGGGTACAGGTTGTCTTTATTGTCGCGTTGGACGACCGCGTTACTGACGCACCATTTCATCAGCGGACACCCGCCCGCATCGACGCGTCCCGCCAGGATCGCCGCTTCCAGGTCCTTACACCCCGACGACATCCCCGCGAACGTTTGCGACACTTCGATCACCTGGTCGGGGTTGAACCCGTCGTCCGTCGTCAACTGGTTTTGCAGTTGATCGGAATGCCAGGGGTCGAACCCGACCGCGTCGATCGTCACGTGGTCGCGCAACGTCGCCAGGGTGTCGCGAATGACCTGGTGATCGACGCGCGTTCCCGCCGCCCCGAGTAAATACCCGTCCGCGATCCAGACGTCGTACGGCGCGCGGTCACGTCGTCGGCGGTCTTCGACGGTTTCGATCGGAGTCCAGACCCATCGCAAGACGCGCCACCGCGTACACGTGTCGTCGGGCGGGAACACCGCGACCAACGCGCACAGGTCCAACTTCGACGCCAGGTCGATCCCGACGACGCACGATCGCCCCGCGACCTGGTCGATCGTCAACGGGTCACCCTGGCCGGACTGCCATCCGTCCAACGACAACCACGGTTGCGCCGCGGCGACCCACAGATTCAAGACTTGCTGTTTGTACGCGGCCGCGGCCGACGGAATCCCGATCGCTTTCGTCCGTTTCGCGACCAGGTCGATCGGGTTCACCGACACCCCGTAATTCGGATTCGCTTTCCGTGCGGCGTCGTCGGTCGTCCAATCGTCGTCCGCGTCCGCGTGGGCGATAAACGCGAAGTACGCGTCGTCGGTGATCACCCCTTCAAGTACCTGACACGCGTACGTGTGTTCGTCGCCGCACGGGGACGTCAGTTCGTGTCCGGCGGTCGTGATCTTGAACACCAGGGGTTGACGCCGCGCGCCCGTCGACCCTTCCAGGACGTCGATCACCCCGCGGGTCTTCATGGCGTGCAATTCGTCCAGGTTCACGAAATGCGCGTTCAGTCCGTCCAACGAATCTTCGTCCGCCCCGAGCGGTTCCAGTTTTTGCGCCAGGGCGTCGCGCGACATGTTCCCGACCAGGACCGCGATCCGCGACTTCAACCCCGACGCGCGGACCAGTCGTTTCGCGTCACTGAATACGATCATGGCTTGATCGCGCTTCGTCGCCGCGCAGTACCCTTCCGCCCCCGGTTCGTTGTCGAAGAACGTGAGGTACAACGACATGATCGCCGCTTCCAGGGACTTCCCGTTCTTCCGCGGGAGTTCGTTGTACGCGTTGCGGAACCGTCGACGTCCCGTCGCGACGTGGACCCACCCGACGATCGATCCGAGTCGGAACAGTTGGTACGGTTGCAGGACAACGAACTGACCCGCCCATTCCCCCTTGTAATGGCGAAGACGCGACGCGAAGCGGACGAAGCGTTCCACTTCGGGCGCGTGCAAGACGTACGGAAATTCGGGGGTGTTTTCGCGCGCGCGATCGGCCAGGTGGCGCGCGCATGCGAGTCGGTGATACTTGCCCGCGGGAACGCGCCCGTCCACGACGTCGCGCGTGTACGCGTCGATCGTGTCTAGGATTTTTCCCGCGGCGGTTCCCATCGTTCCAACCGCGGCGCGTCGAATTCCGCGAACGGATCGACGGGTTTGTCGCGGTCACCCGCGGCGCGGACGCGACTACGCGCCGACGGAGTCATCCCGAATTCCACCAGGAACGATCGCATTTGCGCCATACACCGATTCGCGACCGCGACGTACGGGGAAATGACCGGATACCCACCCTTCCCCTTGATCACCATCCCGGATTCCGCGATGTTGCGTTCCGCTTCGCGCCACCGCGACCACGTGTGGCAGTACGTCGCCAGGGCGTCGCGGTCGACTTCGGTGAGCAACCCGAGTCGGTGAAGGACGGGGGCAAGACGCGTCCATTCCGTGACCGCGTCCGCGTTCAACCAGGACGGCGGGGTCAGGTCCGCGGGCGCGGGTTTCGGTTCCTCACGATTCAGCGGACGACGACCAGGGTTCCCGCGCAAGACGCGCAGTGATGTCGGAGTCGGACGGGGTCCGCGTGTTGCCATTGGGGTCCGACGCGCAGTCACGATCGACGTAACCGCGCGGTCATTCGCCCACGATAGACCCGAAATCCCGAATTCCCAACAAAAACCCGATTTCGGAAATATGCGATCGGCCGTTTGAAGGTCCGGTGGGGTTTGGAACGCTTCCGGTTCTAGCGATTTCGAACGCCCCCGTCCGTCGAATCGACGGAACGACCACCCCGTCGATCGAAGACGACACCCTGGCCGATCGATCGTCGGCGCGTCGCGAGTCAACCGGGGGTGGGTCATGCGATCGATTCGTCGCGGCGACCGACGTGCAACGTCGCGCAAGCTCGTACCGGCGGCGCGCGCGGCGCGGGGTGTCGCGCCAGGGACCGCGCACGTCCGTCGGGACGGAGTCGGGGCGGGGGCGGGAACACGACGCGGCGGGGCGGGTCGGGTGACCGACCGCGGCGACGACGGGTGGCGCGGGGCGCGCGCGGGGGCGGTCGGTGACCTGGTCGACGGGCGCGCGGGTCGGACGCGGACGACGGGGGCGGACGACGCGCGGTCGCGGTTGTCGGCGGCGGACCTGGTCCGTTCGTGTTCGTCGTCGGCGGCGGGACCCCGTCCCTGGTTGTCGACGTCGCGCGGGCGATTGCGCGTAATCGCCCCCGCCAACGCGCCAGGGTGACCGCCAGGACGCGCGGCGGGGGTGGGGCGGGGGTTTTCCTGTAAGGTCAGTCGCGCCGCGTGGCGGGTTTCCTATCACGTCGGGACTGACCGTCCAGTCGCGTCGCGCGAATCTTGCGGACCGTCGCTTCCACGTCCCGCCGATCGCCCGCGGTCAACCGCCCGCGTTCGATCAAAATTTGGAACAGGAATTCGTGGATCGACAATAGTTCGTACACGATGTCCGGGGTTGCCATTGGTTTACCTTCCGTGGGACCCGAAAGGTCAGCAACGCGCGCGCCGCGCCCGCGCGTTTTCCCACCATTTCCCGCGTTACAACGACCGCGCGACGTCGTGGGTCCCACGGTCCAACGCGGCCGATTTCTTATCCGGGTTGGGCGCGCGCCGACGACCGCGCGATCGGCCAGGTGTCAGGCGGATCGGTCGTGACACCTGACCGTGACACCTGAACGTCGAAAAGTGACACCTGAACGCGAACCGATTTCCGGTAAACGACGCGGGGGTCACGGGTTGCGGGCGACAGACGGCCGCGGCGCGGATAACTCCGTCTTCCCCCCACTTCCGCCGATTTCCTGAACAATTCCACGCGTCGTGACACCTGGCGCGACCCTGGCCGGACATGCCGTGACACCTGGTCCGCGTCAGGTGTCGCGCGCCCGTCCAGGGCGTCAGGTGTCACGCGATCCCCCGTACACACGAACGGCCGACCCCGTGAAAGGATCGGCCGTCCAGGTCGCCGCGGGCGCGCGCCGGTTACCGCGTCGTGGTCCGCCATTCCGCGAATCGTTCGGGGTGTTCGACGTCGCGAACGACGACCCGTCCGCACCCTGGTTGCGACGCCCATTCGAACACCCGCGCCGCGACCGCGGGGACGTCGTCCCCGTCCATTTCAAACGTCGTCCAGACCCCGCCCGTCGACCGATAGACGGTGATCGTCACCATGCGTCACCGCCCGTCCGCGGGCGCGCGACCGCGATGTCGTCGGGGTCGCAAGCGACGACCCCGAACGGGTCCCCGAAATCGATCCACGCCAGGTCGTCCGCGACGTCTTCCGGGGTTCCCCGAGTCCCACGCGGGACGGCGGGGGCGGACGACAACGGGGATTGTTCGATCCGGCGGCGCGCGACGACCGCGCGCGACCAGTTGACCGCGTCCAGGTCGAACGTCATGGCCGCACCGTCCGACGTCGCCGCGGGTCCGTCAACCGTTCCAGTCCTTCGAACGGGATATCGTCGCGGCGCGGGACGCGGTGAATCGAGCGGTCTTCCGCTTGCCCGCACGTCGCACAGTGCGCGGTGTCTTCGTCCCCGTGGCGGACGCGCGACGGTTCGCCGCGGTCGGTCACGAACGCGTGGCGCGCGCCGTCCAGTCGACGGACCGCGCGGACGACGCGCCCGTCGACCTGGTCCATGTCGTGTTCCAACTGGCGTTCCGCCCAGTACGACGGGCGCGTCCCGATCGCGCGCGACAGGCGGACCGACATGGTCGGAGTAATCCCCGCGTTCCCGTTGATGATCGCGGACAGAACCTTCCGCGATATTCCCAACGCGGCCGCGATGTCCCCGACCGACAGGTCGAGCGGTTCCAGGTAGTCCGTCCACAGTTCGTCGGCGGGGGTGCGTTTGGTCGTCGTGGTTTTCGTCATGATGTTTCGGTGACTCCCTATCGGATTTTGTTGGCGTACGTCTTCGTGACGGCGGACGGAAGGAATTTGAAGTAGTGGCGCAACGTCGTTTCCGGGGATTCGTGTCCCAATTGGACCGACACCCACGGAAGCGTACGAATGTCCGCGCACAGGTGGCGCGTCGCGAACGTGTCGCGAATATCGTGCGGCGTATGCTTCGCGTCGGGCGCGAACGCGGGCGTCCCGTCCGTCAATTTCGCGTTCGTGATGATTCGGCCGAACGCGCGACGCATGGTCTTATCAGGACGGCGCGGGTTCCCGCGACCGTTCGTAAAGACGTACTGTTTCGCGTTCGACTGCCCGCGGCGGAACAGGTCGGTCCGTTGACGCGCGCGCAGTGCGGGAAGGTCTTTCGCGACGTCGTCGGCCAGGTCGACCCACCGGCACAGATGATTCTTCGTGTCCTTATCCCCACCGTCCCGACCCGCCTTTTTCGCCGCGGTCCGTTCCGCGTAGGAAAACGATTCCGCGATCTGGACGCGCGCGGGATTGCCCGTCAGGTCGAATCGCGATTCGACTTTTCCCGTCTTCCGGTTTTTCGCTTCCCACTTCAACGCGGCCGCTTCCCCGACACGAATTCCCGTCGCGTCCAGGAACCGGAAATAGTCGTACCAGTCTTCTTCGTGTTTGCGCGCGTAGTTCAGGAACGCGGCCGATTGTTCCGGGGTGAACGGATTCGGTTCCGGGTCCGCGTCGTATTCGTCTTTTTGGCGGATCGTCTTCCCGATCTGGTCGCACGGGTTGTAATCCAGTTCTTCGTCTAGGACCGCCGATCCACAGGCGGACGACAGAACCGCGTGGGTATGCGTCCGCCGCGCGAACGACGACCCCGCCGCGAGTAACGCGGCCATCAGTTTTTTGACGTGCATCCGTTTCAGGTCGCCCATACGGACGTCCCCGAAACGAACGCCGCGGTCAATGACGGTCGGGACGATATACAGGCGGACCGCCTGTTCGTACGACTTGTACGTCGCCGCGGTCCGCGCGGTCAGCATGATCGCCAACCAGTCGACCAGGTATCGCCCGATCGTTCCCGTCTTCGTGGCGATCGTCGTCGTCGTGTCCACGTCCGCGGATTTCTGTTTGAACTGCGCGACCAGTTCGTCGCGGAACGCCAGGGCGTCCGCTTCCGTCGGGAAGTACCGCGACTGACGGTCTTTCCCTTTCGGTAACCGCGGGTCCCGCCAAAACGCGCCCCACGGGTTCGTACGCTTCACTCCGTCGTCAGGACGACGAACGGCAATTGACGGAATCATCGGTCACCCCCGGAATTCGTCTTGCGCGCGTCGATCGCGAGTCCGATCCGGCACTGTTCACAGTCGCACGGTTCCAACGTCCGCAACGACGCGATCACGTCGCGGACGGTCGGTTCGATTACCGTGTGCATTCGATCGGGATAGGTGACGCGCCACCCGTTGCGGATGCCAACGTCGTACGCCATTCCGCTATCGGTACAGAACCCGCCCCCGTGGTCGACGTCGTACACTTTGTCCGCCGCGTGTTTTTCGATCCAGTCGCGCAACGTCTTCGGGACGCGACCTTCGTACGTCACGGTGAATTTCCCCGCGTTCGTTGTCGTGTTCGTTCGCTTCACTCGATTTCCCCTGTCGTTCGTCGCGTCGGGCCAATCCCGACCGACCAGACGATTGTAACGCATGACGTTACACGGGTCAAATGGTCAGAAATACAGGGGTTTAGGTCGATTTTGGACGTCGACGGGGAACCAGATTGACCGCGTCGCGCGCCCGTTGTTGAATGTCGCGCGCGCGGACGACGCGTTCCGGGGTCCCGTTCGCGGCGACCCACGCGTCGAATTCCGATCGGCGGACCAGGACGCGCCCGCCGATCGTGTAATGGGGAATCGGGCGCGTCGGGGACGTCAGGTGTCGGCGGATCGTGCGGTCCGACAGGGTGGAGTACTCCGCCAGGTCCGCGATCGTCAGGTACCGATCGTCCGCGTCCATCAGAACCCCCGTCCGGTCTTGACCGCGTGGTGTTGATGGCAGTACGCGTCCAGGTTCCCGACGTTCCAGAACAGTCGCGGATCGCCGCGATGCGGGACACGGTGATCGACGTCGGTTGTCGGGTCGCCGCACGGGACCCCGTCGACCCCTGGACAGACGGGTTTCAGTCGCAACACCAGTGCGCGCAACGATCGCCATTCGCGCGTTTGGTACCAGGACCGATACGCGGGCGCGGGGCGCGCGGGTCGGTGGGTCGCGCAGTACCCCGACTGGACCAGGACGGGACAACCAGGGCGCGCGCAAAACCTCATAGCGACCGGCGATCGTTCGGGATGCCGTTGCGGTTGTTCTGCATCCATTCGCGTTCGCGCCGCTTGCGATCATCGAACGCGGCGCGCGCCGCTTCCGTAGTTTCCCCGATCGCCACGATACGGATCGCACTATCGGGGTACTCGCGTTGCGCGGCGGTTTCGGCCAGGACGCGCGCCGCGTCGGGATCGTCCGCGACGACGAAGATCGCGCGCCCGTACGCGCGCCAGGTCGGGGACACGGTGTCGAACATGACTTTGTAGATCACAGGTCTAATTCCGGTTGCGCGGCGATTGCCGCTTCCCATTCGCCCACTAGCGGAATGCGCGTATCCGGCCACCGCGAAAACCCCGACCCGTCGATCGAATCCGCGCCCGCCTTCCGCGCCAGTTCGTAGCGACGCATCCCGTTGACGCGCCCCCAATGCAACCAAACGCCGTTCGCTTTCGCGATCCCGCACAGGTCGCGCGTTGCGATGCTGTCCTTAAACGCGGTCGTCCCGCCGATAAACAACGCGCCGAGTTCCGCCCACGGGACGTCTGACGGTCGGATACCGTCTTGCGCGACGAACGCGGGCGGGACCCCGAGTCCGCGGATCAACCGCGACCAGAACGGCCACCGCGCGCGCGTCGCCGCGGCGTCCCCGACAAAATCGGGAGCTGTCGCGAAAATACAACCGGGACGGAACGCGAACCGTTCCAGCATCCGCACGAACGCACCTTCATCAAATCCGCTGAATCCACCGTTGTCCATTGCCCACCGTCCCGGTTCCAGGTCCAGGGACGCGTTCCATTGGCGCGGGACGATCAAGATCCCGACGTCCG